ATTATCGGTATTTCCGTGTAATTAGCTAATGAAGAGTTACCACATGCTGGCTGCTTATTAGATATGCGGAAAGATCGGTAAGATCTTTTTCTATACACAAACGTAGGTTAAGAATCATTTCCATTATTAACAAGGCTTGGATAGACAGATTGAAACTCCAAGTTTTCATCTCGGAATAGACAGATTGAAATTTCCGTCTCATCCTTTTACTAACCAATCATCTTGTAGGAATCAAATTCTTTCCTAGTCGTATAATTAATGATAGTGTTGCGACTTTAAAATTTTACACTTCGTCATTATAGTTGAGATCTATTTCTTCTCACATGGTTTATAAGATGTGAATGTACCATGTTAAATAACACAAACCAACTGGAATTTTCCAGGATTGTTTTGTAGTAGTGCTTCAATCCATTCAAAGCACTCTCATCTTGCGCGTCGTGCTAGATGTTAAAGACGTCACGATCGGTTTTTTGGCTTGAGTTTTACGATAAATAACCAAACAATGATAACGCTAATAGCAAGTAAAGAACGATTAAAGATTTTTAGATATGTGTACAATTGTGTCATACGAAAGTGTTTCACCATTGAAATGATATCCAATTCGACTGAAAAATGTCGCGGTTGATCGATTTCCTGATGCCCTTGAGAAAGGCTAAATGGAGGTTGTACACGTGTTTTTAATTGTTGTTTCGCTAGGCTAATCAGCCCGTTGCAGACCCCGGTACAATCCGTGGTGGTGGAGTTAAATGCCCATCCAACGTTAATGGTCAAGTTTCCCGATGATTCCCTGGGGCTGGGGTCGTTAATTCTCTAAAGTGACAAGTGATTTCTTTTGCTCTCCCAAGTTCTTACCCAAAGCTTTCTCTCCCCAATTTTCTTTTAAACGTTTTTCTTTTTAAATCTTTTAAAATAATTTATAAAATGGCTTTTAACTACAAGAATTTGGCCACTTTCAAGAATGCCTGCGGGTATTCTTTCGACGATACGGCGCTCACTCAAGAGCGTCTTACTTCTCTCTGCCAATGTCGTGACATGGCTGTTGAGAACAGCCATACTACGGCTGTATGGTGGTGTGAGCACCATTCTCTTTATCACACCAGTAGCCATTATCCTATGGCTGAGATAGTAGTGCAGATTTATGCACTTAAGAAGAGGCTGTCCTACCTTAAAGAGGTAGAAAATAAGTTGTATAATATTATTTATTATTATTATAAATCAAACAGTTTATCCACCCTAGATCAGAACATTAAAAATCATTCATACTGTAGGAAACATCAGTTTAGGGCTAGAATGCTCATTGAGCATGTTAAAATTTTATATTTACGTAAGATTGAGCTTGAAAATAAGCTCCGTTTGCGCCGTGAGCGTAATTTTATTAAGAAGACTGAGGCGTTCTTGTGGTATGACCATACGGACGTAGACTTAGGAAGATTTGATTTTAATTTTAAATGTTTAAGTAAACAAGTTAAACGTAGTAAGAAATCTACAGATTTACGTAGTAAATCTTTAGATTTCTCTAATGTAAGTTATAACCTCCAAAAACCATATGAGGAGGTTATCAATAAAATAAATGTGGAATTAAAAGGCCGCATTCGTGATATTGTAGATTTATATAGGTTAAGTAGAAATAAAGGTGTAATTCCCAATTATAGTTTTATTTCCCCTCGTAACATGTTTTACATAAAACATGCGTTACATAAATTTATTTATTATGATATTTTAACACCTATATCAGAACCTCAAGTTTGTGTACCTGAAAGCGAAGGAGTGAAAGATGAGAAAGGAGAAAGTGTAACGACCACGGAACAAGGAGGGAATGTAGTGTTGGCTGAAGAAAATCCAGGCACGCCAGAACAAGTGTGTGTCCATTATATGCCCAATTTTTGGCAAAATGTGTCATCTAATGATACAAAAGGAAGTTATAGCGAATTAACGAGTAGGTATATAGAAGTTCAGTCATTTGAGTGGTCAAAAGATAATCCGGCATTATTCTTCCTTGTGGATATAGATTTACCAAAGTTTATTTTAAGTATGGATACACGGACAGTGTGCGATCGACCTAATACGATACCTTTTAAAGTGAATGCGCTAGCAAAATATGATTTGGAAATTAAAGTTCAAATAAATGCACAAAAGTTTCAAATAGGACAATTATTAGTATGTTGGTATTATTTTCCACAATTTGATCTTAAATTTACTGATAGATGGCATACAACAAATTTTAGTCAAACAATACATTCACTTATAACGGCTAATGTATCTAATGAGGCGACCATATGTGTACCATATAATTATTATGCACCGTATATACGTACTAGGCAGCGCGACGATATGCCTGAACCTAATAATATGGGAAAGTTAATTATATCTGTAGTTAATCCATTAACAGTTAGTGCAAGTGGAGCGAGTAAATGTCATGGTACTGTATGGTGTAGATTTGTACAGGCAGAGTTTACAGGTACAGTAAGTGGATCATTTGGTGTAGCCCAAGGTATAACGTGTAAACCAGAATCAGTATTTAGTAATGTGATGGAAGGAGCGGTTAGTGGATTGATGACATCATTTACAGATAGAAATAGAGACAATCCTCCTGATCCACGCGCTCCTATGTATTTAGTCCCTACAGCAAGTCATTCGTGGAGTGCTGGTACAGGTGTTCGAGAACCTGTTCATTCGTTACGTCTAGATCTCAGAGGCCAAAAACCTTATCTAACAGATAATGTAGATGAGATGAGTGTTAAATATGTGGTAGGAAAATATGCTTATATAAAGACTTTAATAGTTTCCAAAGACGATGCTGCAGGAAAATTAATAGAATCCTTTGAGGCTTCACCTATGATGGATAAGCGGCATTATACTACTAATGCAGGTAAAGATAACCAATTGCCATATTATTGTTTACCCCCTTGTGCAGTGATTTCAAATTTGTTTAATTATTGGCGTGGAACTATTAATTTCCGTTTTGATCTTGTTTATAGTACTATTGGGCATAATGCTCGTTTTCTTATAGCATATATTCCTGGTGCAACAACTAACGATAAACCTACATTAGCGGATGCGAAGTCTAGTCCTCATATTGTGATATCTTTAGGAGAAACTCAAAGTTATACGTATCCAATTCCTTTTGTTAGTCACCGTCCTTTTTGGTCTCGAAATTATACTGGTAATTTTAAGTCAGAATTTGTTCAACCTCCTAGTATGTTATATGTGTTTTTGTTAAATCCTTTAGTTCCTATGGAAAGTGTACCTGATAAGATGTATATAAATGTATGGATGAGTGGAGGAGATGATTTTGAAGTAAGTGTTCCTATACAACCGAATATTGGATTGGCTTTTGATCGCACAGTTATGTATGCTAATACTGAACTAATATTTGCACAGGAAGGTTATTATCCGTATTATTTTGGAAGTTACTATCGTGTACAGAATAGTAGAGTATTAGTAGCTCGACACGCGGCAACTTCTGGTGCCGCGAGTGTATTTCCAACTACTTATTCGAGTAAAGCTACTGCAGATAAAGCCTACTATTATGAGAGTTATGATGATGCTGATATGCCTTTATACAAATGGACTGATGGTGCGATGTATCGTGCAAAGTGGGGTGTCATTTGGCCCACGGGGTCGAGTGGAGATTTTCCAATGATTTTAACTAGGACTGAAAATGATGCAAAAGCATTGGCATTATTGTTGGCAGCTAATAAAGCTACTCCAAATTTTCTCCAAAAAGTTAATCAAGCTGTGATAGATTTATGTGTGCCCGCAACTGATCCAGGTAGTAATACTTGGTCACATGGTAATCCAGGATGGGATGTACATGAAGTTCTGAGACAAAGAGTAGAGGAATGGGAAGTGATACCTAATGCAAATGATAAAAATGTATTAACAACAACTGAAAGATTGGCTGGGACTGGTTTTGGGCTGATGATGTTTGGTGAGCGATTTTATGATTTGAAAGATTTGTGTAGGCGTTATCAAGCGTATGCAAGTTTCACGGTAAGTGTAGAAGATTTGACGTTAGGACAGTGTTCAGTGGTGTTACCTGTAATGTTACAAGGTTTAGATCTTGACGTAGGTTCTCCAAAAGAGATAAAACAGGTAGCAAATAGGTGTCGGGATGGTCACATACCGATTATTGCAAGTGGATATCGCGTGGGCTCCGGTAGTGTACGTTTTAGAATGGTTGTACCATCAGCAAAAGGAGTTGGAATATGGGTACAACATCGCCCAGATAGAGGTTTGCGTACAAGAAAATTGATACCGTGTAGAGAGATTGTTACAGCAGAAGCAGTAGTAAACCATTCATATGCTTCATATGTTCAAATGACTCATGTAAATGGTGTGATTGAGTTCGAAATTCCATATTATGTCCCCGGACCTCATGTCATGCTCCAAGTTCCTGATATTGTTAAGACTGATGATAGGTATTTTTATAGTTTAGGTGAAATTTCAATAGGATTTGTTTTTGATAAGGCTAGTTATCAAGATCTGGCAAAAGAATTAATAACTGTGTATTATTGTTTGGCTGATGATGCAAGATACAGTATTTTCCAGGGATTTCCACCAATGGTATTATTAGATGATATTAGTGATGTGTCAGCTGTTACTGTAGAGCCAGAAGGTCCGTATCCAGAAAATTTAGATCCATTTTCAGAAGAACAGTATGAGTATGAAATGAAGAAAGATAAATATGAAATAAGGAGGGATCAACGTTTAGCAGCTTGTTTTGATGATAATATACAATGGCTACCACCAACTGAAAGTGAAGAAAATTTTTTTATTGAAGATGCCATAGAAGTTAAAGAAGAAGGATTCTTTTCTAAAATAACTGATTCTGTTTTAGGTAAAGCGACGGACGGGTTAAAAGAGAAATTAGATGAAAAAATAACACCTCTTATAGATCAAATTGAACATAAGGTGGAAGAATTTGGATTGCAATTGGAAGAAAAAACAGGTATTAACATTGTAGAAGTTCCACTAGTAAGACAAGTACTTTATAATATTGTTGGTATAGGCATTAACCCGACTATTAAAACTATATTATGGTCTATAGCAACGATTATGATAGAAATTGGATTTTTAACATTTTCATATGTACAAGCATTTACCGAGTATTTATTACAATTTATACAATATATTAAGGCACAATTCGCTTCTAACGAACCGAATGCAGAAGTGCAACCGAAACCATGTATTGTTCGGCCTAATGGGCCAAATGAGGATGATTCTCCCGTGGTGGGGTTGTTAACTATTATGTGGACAGCATTGAGTAGTGTTGTGTCTTATAAAGGGAGAAAACCTAAAGATCTTAAAGGTTTTGCGTCATTTCTTGGTAGTGATATGAAAAATGTATTTGCTAGTAGTAATGGATTGTTTCATTTGATTAAAAATTTAGTAACAACATTTAAACAGATGTACTTGTGGATTGTAAAACGTGTGTATCCAGACTATGGTATTTGGACAACATTTAGTGAGGAATATGCAACAGTGAAAGCATGGTGTGAGGAAGTAGCATATTTAATAAGACCAGAGAATGCCGATGATGTATTAATAAATAGTGATATGATAGATAGGATAACACTAGCGTACGATCAAGGAGCTTTATTTTTAACACCTTTGAGTAAATTGATGAGTTTGCAAGATAAAGATGCAAATAAGGTTGTGTCTGTTGTGAAGGATATGTATAAGAAAATTTCAAAGTTGCATGCAGATTGTGTATCGATGGGTGTTGATAGTCATATTAGGAAAGTGTGTTTTACTGTGTGTATGTACGGTACTGCTGGTATAGGAAAAAGTTATTTGATGTCAGAAACATGTAGAACTTTGTTGAAAGGAGTAAATTATGTTTTCAGAGGACCAATGGAGTGTGCTGTAGATCCTACGTCAAAGTTTTGGAGTCAGTGTTCAAGACAACCTGTGTTAGTAATGGATGATATGTGGGCAGTAGAAACTGGTCAAATATTGGAACAGCAAATTATTATGCTTAACCAATTGTTTTCTCATGTACCTTTTACTCCTCCTATGGCTGAGTTGAGTGATAAGAAGATGAGGTACAACCCAGAAATATATTGGTATAACACTAATAAGCCTTTTCCAGTGTTCGATCGTATTGATAAGAAAATGTTGTACAGAAGGCGACATATGTTAATAAAGGCAAGACATATAGACTTTACTAAAGCCGAAGAAGTTAAGAAAGGTTGTGCACATTGTGAGCAGAAATTTACACCACAGACTACTCCAGCGGAATATACACATTTGTTGAATGACTTCCACCACCTAAGATTTGGTATACACAAGAATGTTGAAGATCCTGATGAGAAGATTGAATGCGAATTAACATATGCAGAATTAACAAAAGAAATGCTTAAAAGATATCGTGAACATAGAGAGAAAGAAACTACACGTTTTGAAAGTGAGCTTAGAAAATATCAGGAAATGCGTGATGGAATGATTTTTGAAGATGAACAAGAAGAATTTGCGAGTAAGATGGTTAAAATTCGTACATTAGCTGATTCGTACAAACAAAAATTAATGAATGTACATATGAGGGATGTACTTACTAAATATGCAAATTTAATATCTCATGAAAGTATTGTTCGGCTAACTAGTTTGTACACTGATTATTTTCCAAATAAACTAACAATTTCAAATCATATTCCAGGCTTGAATACAGTAGATGATGCATTAGCATATTGTTTTTCCCACTTTAAGAGTAGAAAAGTTGTTCCAGAATCAGATAATGGTAGGAGTGATGATGAGGAAGAGTATGAAAGAATAAAGCCGCTTCCTAATGATTTACCAGAAATACTTCTTACTGAGCTTAGTTATAAAAATGCAGAGAGATATTTGAGAGAAATCAAGTCACGACGTGCTCAATGGAGTGAATATGTAAGTCCCTTTTGTGCCCATATTGTTAATAGTGTGTTTCAATTATATAGTGAGGGAATAATAACTGGTGAGATGTTTGATGAATGTGCTCTGTCTCTAACATTACCGTGTAAAAGGAATAATGTAGATTATCTTACAGCTGTATTGATGAATGTGTTCCAATTACGTAAGAAAGAAATTATAAGTACGGGCCCACAGGGAGAAACATATATTAATAAGTGTACTGGTAAAAGAAAATTTTATTCGTGGTATGATGTTTTTTGTTTTCTTGGTACGTGTGTTGATTTACCTGCTGTATTAAATGGTGTGGATGTTCAGGTAATTAGGTGTGAGTGTTGGGATATGGAAACGGATAGCGTTACATGGTCTGAATTAGGTTGGGCGTTTCAAGGTAAAGTATCAGCTAATTTGGATGACTGTACAAATGAAAATTGTCCTATGAAGACGTGGCTTTTTAAAAGAGCATTTTTAAAACAGTATTTATTAGATAATCCTTATATAATGCATCATTATAGAAAGGGTAATTATAGTATGATACCAAAAGATTATTCTGATGGGAGTGTATCATTCCCTGATGTTAAAACGTATATGTTTGTTGTAAAACGTATGCTTAAACAGGTTACTGGTGCGATGTCAAAGATATTTATAAAAATTTGGCATTTTCTTGAACAATACTGGCCTATTATATTAAGTTTTATGCCCTTAGTATTAGTGGGAGTCGGAATATATATGTCTTCGCCTCCACAGCCTCCAGTGTTGCAAATGCGGCATAGTTGGGCGGATGCAGAGAGTGCTTATAGTACAAATTTAGGTATGGCACCTAAGGCTGGAGTAAAGCCTGTCGTTTCTCAGAGTGAAAGTCAACAGTATGAAGTGGTATTGAAATTAATAAGATCTAATTTCTTTTATTTAACAATGGTAGCTAATGGTAAAGTTGTGACATATAGGTGTTTACGTTTGCGTATGAATGAAGTACTTATTCTAAGACATTACGATGACGAAATCAAGAGTGTTGGTGATGTTGCTGTGACGTATGGTAAGTGTGCTGGACTCAATGCTGATACTTTTAAGTATGGTATTCAGTTCAACTATCGTGAGTGCAAGATAAAATGGTATCGTAATGTTGTTGTTGATGGATGCTATCCATCTAACTTTGGTATTTTGTTGTTGCCTCCCTGTTTTCCAATGGCTAAAGATTTGACTAAGTTCATCGCTACGAGCGATGATCATAAGTATTCTTCAGGCTTTGGATCACTTGTTGAGGGCGACAAGGTTGTAGAACATATGAGAATAACACGTGATAGTAAGAGACCGTTTGTAATACCAAAGACAGATATAGTTAGTCCGGTTGCGATGGATGATGTATATGTGTATACGAAGCATGGTGCAGGTGTGTGTGGTAGTGTTTTGTTGGCTGCAAACATGCAGCGTCCAATAATAGGTATGCACGTGGCTGGATATGGAACGGTCTCTGGTAATGGTCTCGCTGAAATTTTATGTAGTGAAATGTTTAGCGAGATTGTAACTACTGATGTTCCTGTTAAGTCTATGGTTATGCCCACTTTGGATGATGCAAAGTTTGCGAGCATTGATTTGGAAACTGCCATATATCCATACGGTTGTGTAACAGGAAAGTTTGCACATGCTCAGAGTAGTAAGACGCAGTATGTACAATCGCCGATACAGGGTGTGTATCCAGTTGAATGTGAGCCTAATCCATTGGGACCAAATGATAAGAGGTTGCCTAAGGGATGTAATCCATTAAGTGCCGGAATAGCAAATAAAGGATTACCTCCTTTAGATTTTAGTAATGATCTGTTAGATGCAGCAGCAGAAGATTTGGAACGAGTTATTTTGACGCAAGTTAAACCAACTCGTTCACAGATAGGTGTGGTACCGTTGGAACAGGCTGTGTGTGGTGTCGCTGGATTGGATGGTTTTGACATGATAGAGATGAGTACTAGTTGTGGTTATCCGCTTAGCGCTATTAAGCCGTCAGGCGCTAGTGGAAAGAAATGGCTTTTTGACTTAGAAGAAGTTAAAAGTGGAGAATGGCGGTTAAAGGGTATGCATGATGAACTTAAACGATTGTATACTCTTGAAACGGAAATGAGAAAGCGCGGTGTAAAACCTTTTACCGTGTTTGTGGATTGTTTAAAAGATACATGCCTTCCCTTAGAAAAATGTAGAGTGGTTGGGAAGACACGTATCTTTTCTATAAGTCCTGTTCAATACACAATGGCATTTAAACAGTATTGTTTAGATTTTATGTCTAGCTACCAGGCAGCTAGATTTAATGCAGAGCATGCCATTGGTATTAATCCCCAAAGTTTGGAATGGACGGAATTAACATCTCGTCTGCTTAAGAAAAGTAAGTGTATTGTTACTGGGGATTATAAAAATTTTGGGCCTGGTTTAATGAAACTTTGCGTCAATAAAGCAAAAAATATTATCCTTTCTTGGTATAAACATTATGGTGCATCTTCGGAACATATTAAAGTTTTAGATATTTTGTTTAGTGAAATTATTGACGCTTATTATCTTGGAGGAAATTTAATTTATCAAACACCATGTGGGATCCCTTCAGGTTCCCCCATAACAGCACCTTTAAATAGTATGGTTAATAGCTTGTACATTAGGTACGTGTATGGATGTTTAGTAAATAGAGATTTTTCAAAATTTTCAGATAATGTATTTTTGTGTACTTACGGTGATGATGTAATTATGAGTGTCGTGCCTGAGATAGTTGATAGGTTTAATGCTCGAACTATGTCAGAGGTTTTCAAGGATTATAATATAACGTTTACTGATCAAGACAAGAGTAATAATTGTGTTGAGTATCGTGATATTCGTACTGCTACGTTTTTAAAACGCGATTTTTTACCACATCCTGTTAGGCAGGGTGTGTGGATTGGTCGCTTGGAGAAGCGTAGTATTCAGAATATTTTGAATTGGGTACATAGACGTGGTAATGTTTCGGACAACATTAAGGAAAATGCAAGTATGGCATTTCAGTTAGCTGTTGAATGGGGTCCTGAATATTACAACGATATGTGTCGACGTGTCGCTATTGCTCTTAGTGATGTGGGTGTGACGTGTGTTTATAACACTTGGAAATATTGGGATGAGAAAAATTACTCATCATTGTGAGTACGTAGTAATACGTATCTTTTTGTTTAAAATTCATTTTTGTTTTGTCTTTTTGAGAAATGAATGACTGTTTGTGTGAAAGGATAGGAGGTTCCTTGTACTGTGTTCGACGGCTTTTAGCTTAACAGAGCAGGTGGAACTCTACCTTTGTATGAATG